TGTACAAGTTCAAAGTAATTCTCTATGTCTTGGATAGTTTTGAAATGTAATGGTACATGATCTTTATCGGCATCATAACCATATTCGTTTTCCACTTGGTCTACCAGTTCTTGGTAAGCTTTACCTGGATGCTCTTCCAAGGAATGGAAAATTCCTTGGATATAAGAGCCTTCTACGATTACTAGGGTTGTTATTGTTAGTTTCATGACATTAGAATTCTAAGTTAAATAATTGAATGGTAAGCATACTTGGGAATTTCCCTCCTTCGTAATGAATATTAGAAGCATTGGAGTAATTGTAGAAATCATCCTTTAGTGATATCTTAAGAATATCCAATAGCAATGGATATAACTTGTACTGGTTAGCATTTAGCCATTCGTTATATTCTTGGATATCGAATTCTGAAGTAAAAGTAGCAGAGAGTTGGATAAAGGGTTTATCCAAAGAATCTGGGTTATGGATATTTGTCTTAAGCCAAACCTTGGAAAGCATATGAGATTCCTTTTGCATTAGGTTGACTGAACCAGTATTTTGCCATTGTTCGTATTGGTAAATTGTGATACCGGTTTTAAGGGCTGTTGTAATGTTGTTCAAGTTCATGACTGCCTAAATTTTAAATGAATAATATATTTCTTTTCTCTGATGCAAATTTAATACTTTATTTTTAAATATGCAATATCCCTGATTACTTAGCTGAGGCTTCTATTGGGTATCTGATAGAGCCTTTTCTGAATAAGGAAGAGGCCATTAATGGATTTTACATATTTCGCATCTTTACGGAAGGCATCTGGATTCTTTTTCTTAAACTGATGCCACCAATCATCATATTCTTCAAGGGTTTTGAATACCTTGTTTAAATCCTTAGTGGGACCTGTTAATTGAATGGTCTTAGGCCATACTTTAACATCTATTCTCTTACCTTCATCGAAATATATACGAGATGGTATAATTACTTCATCTGGACCTGGGTATGGAGTTGTGCTCATAATTTCGTTATTGTAAAAGTTATGTAATTGTCTTTAGTTATCACAAATGTAATGATAGCATTACCTTGTATTGAAATAGATAGAGATTCAGGAGTATCTGCTAATATGTAGTAACTTAAGAAGTTAGCTCTAAGCAAATTAGTAAGTACTTCCCTTAGTCTGAACAAGGTACAATTATCAGGATTACCATAAATTACTGATTGAAGGTATTGGTCCTGATGATTAAGATGGTACCATCTTAATCTAGCCAAGTTTAGTTTCTCGGCTAGATCAAATTGTATGATATTTAAAAGTCTTCTTATGGGTGTCATACTGTAAATGTGATTTGCATTATGTTTGAAGATATTCTGTTGATAGATTTGATATTAGCTTCTCCATCAGTGAAGTTCATGGCAAAGTTTACCAGAGCATCTGCAGCACCATTAGAGGTATCGGGAGTTTGAAATAAGAAAGAGTATATTGCAAATCCGTCCTGTTTAGATATCATTGCAGATAATGCTAAGCATTGGTTTTCAACGTAGGCATTAACTAATAGATTCATTAGATTGTTGCTGTAATCTAGGATTTCCTCTAAGTCTAAGGAAAATAATTCTTGGATTTGAAGACCTAGGTTAGTAACTAACTTGTCTAGATGTTGTGTGGTTTGGAAGGTTTCATTATTTTTCATAAGTCTAAAATTTTAAATAGTTATTAATTTCTTTTTCTGATGCAAATATAACTACTTTATTTTATATATGCAAACCCTGGAATACTAAGCTGAGGATATGTGTAAACGCTAAGAAAGGCAGAGGGTTAGTCTGCCTTTCGAATTTATACTCTGTATCGGATTAAATTCCATTTATCGTTTACTAGCCTGAATATCCAGAGATAATGGTTAGTGAACTCTAATAGCTTACTGTATTCAGAGGTTTCAAATACCAAGAGATCTGAGTTCTTTTCTAGAATATTGAAATGGATGGTTTTATTAGTACCCTTTCGAAGGATTTCTCTGAGATCATTCTTTAGAGTATCATCCGAAATGAACATATTATATTGTTCTCCCATATAATCCAGATATTTATCCCTGATATCTGGATATATTCTAGACTGGCTTACGTTAAATTGTTTCGTTTTCATCTTGATTTTCTTGATTTATGTTACGTTCGATAATGTTTTGAATACATATTCTTCGGCCCTCTTCTTCTGTCTGATCTAAGATATAGGTAAGAGAATGACTAAGGAATAACATATCTGTATCATAATTCCTTTTGAATACTAATAATTCGAATTCCTTTAACCAATTGTGCTGCATCAATTCCAGTATCTCCTCTAAACCAACAGGGTCCGTATCCATATATCCTTGGCATTTATACCAGATATCTGTAAAGACTCCAGTAATATATTCGGGTATCTTAAATCTATCAGATACTTCATGGGCTGGAACTAAATCCTTAGCAGCTTGGTATTTTTCTTTGGTTATTACCATGTCTGATTTACCTGATAGCTTTCTACTAAGGTTAACTATAAGGGGTACCTTGTAGTATAATAGGTAAGGTTCTTTGTCATATACCCAGTATCTGCTTTTGTATTCCTGATAGATTAGTACATAGGGTTTATCTGAATACATACCGAAGAATCTCATATAAGCCGATAGGTAATTCTCTAGGTCTTTAGCACATTGTATATTCTGGTTGAATACTACCTTAGTATCTTCTAGGTAGATTAGATTCAGGGAATAACTTAACTCTAGTTCCCGTTTACGAAATCTGTTGAATAGGTTTTTGATGTTCATAATGTCTAATATGTAAAATTAATGAATACTGTTCTGGTTCCTTTGAAGAAAGCTTCATGATTGTAGTCTTCGTATTTATGGCAAGCATAAGTTTTAGAAGACCTATCATAATGATCTCTTACCCATACTGGACTGGATTCAGAATCTTTTAATCTGAATAGTGTACCTGGTTTAAGCTGTTTTAATGTGGTTTTATCCATAATCTTATTATTTATTTTGATGCAAATTTAAGAATAATAAATTAATTATGCAATAAACCTCGATTACCTGTTGAGGAATTGTTCAGCTATTGATGTAGGCTCTTTTTCTTCATATTGCTCTTCATCTAAATACATATCTATCTCTGGGTCTGGATCCTCGGGATCTATATTAGCCTCTATCTCTCTTCTCAATTCATGATGTTCTCTTGAAGAGAGTTCCATAGCTCCCTTATAATCATCAGTAATTTGCCTCATCTCTGCAGTATTCAAAGTAAGGCCCTCTTTGGTAGTATCAATTCCTTCTTGCTTAGTAGCAACTACCTCGGGTAAAGAAGATAAATCATAGTGATCGGCTAATAATTTGGCTTCCTGTGGCTTGTCCATTATCTTTTGAGATTCTAGGATAATCTTTCTGGCTTCCTCTATTGATATACCTTGGTTCTGATTCAATTGATTATTCTGGGTATCTCCAAATTGATTAAAGATATTGGTAGTTCCTCCACCCATAAATGTACGTATGATAGACTGTAATGAAGTAGAAGAATCCAGTTTCATCTTAAGAGCTTTATTCAATTCAGCCGATATGAATGGAGTATAATGTCCTCCCTGAGATTCCCTTAGGATGTTTACCTGATGGGATATGTCCATTCTATCTTCTAAAGCCCATGCTACTTGTTCTCCCAATAAAGCCTGTAGCATTTCTTCCTGTCTTTCTTTATCCCAGAGCTTAGATTGCAATAATCTATCTCTCATAAATACTCGTATGTAATTGATATCTATACCTGTCTTTGTTGAGAAGGTATTAATATCATACATAATCCCACATAGCATACCATTACCCATCAACCAGTGATTGATAATGTAGTTGTATACCTTTTGTAAATCTTCAAGATTCTGACTCTTTTGGTATTCTGCTGCCATTGCAGTAGTTCCCATAGGTCTAGGAAATCTTTTTATGTTGTCTTTTGCCATTATACAAATATTCTTTTCTTATATCCTTAGATTCATCGTATCCAATCCTTTTAAGAGGACGAGCTACGTATAGTTGATAAATATTAGAATACCAATAACCAACTGCTATATTGAGTTTTTCATTTAAAGCCAAAATGAATTGAGTATCGGTAATCCTATCCCTAGTAAATACCCAGGTATAATTTCCTTCAAGGTTGGGAACCTTGTTATAAAATTCCCAACCTTTAATTACCTTAAAAATATTGCCATGAAGGTCAACGATTTCCTTTGCCATAATTGCCTTTTTTACCTCTCGAGGATTTTTTGTCTTGTTCACTAGAGTTATTTTTCATTTCCTCTATCCTTTTTTGTGTTTCTGGGTACCAGAGTTTTCTTAGGGGCACTACCTGAGTTGCAAAGAATGCCTTCCATAAATTCTGGGATAAAGGTCTTATACTTTGCCGACTGATTTCATTAAATTTATCCTCGAAGTGTTTTACTACCTTTTTAAAATCTGAATAATATATGTGACCAGTTGCTGGGTTTATCTTTTGTTGCCTTTGGCATACTTCTAGTAAATCTTCTCCCATTTTATTCATAAACTCCCCTCTATTAAATTGGAAGTTCTCTTGATCTAGTCTAAATATCTTTACGTAATCTTTTGTTTCCATTATATTATATCTCTGTTTCTAAGTGTTTAACATCATAGGGTAATACCTGAAATAAGTATCCCCTTTTATCATCCTCGTAATAGGATGACCATAATCTCCCTTTTAATCGGTATAAATCCAAGTCATAAGTTTTCTTGGGTATACCTGTGATAAATAATTTGTGATTGCCTCCTGGGTTAACTTCGAATTCCCACTGGGTAAAATTTCCTATGGTACCATAATCTGGCAATTTATTTCCCAGTAAGGTTGGTAAGGCAATATCCTTTACCAGAGTTTCTTTGGGGACCCTTTTCCCATTTACCCAGATCCCCAGTTGTGATTTACCGATATATACATCTTTTACTATTTCTCGAAACATAATTCAATGATTATAAATTTGACACCTTGACCTAATTCTAAGTCATTTACTGCATTAATATCCCTAGTATTATGTTGAAGGTTTCTTAAAGAAATTCTAGATTCTTTCGATATCCTATAAGATCTTCTTACCAAGAGTAAAGCATTTCTCCAACAAGCAACCATAGAAGATACTGGCCCAGAGAATAAAACCTTGCTGGTCTTATTTATCTCTACCATTTTTTCTTCGTATAGTTTTTGACTCTGAAGATACCATACTTTTATTTCTCTTATGTTTTCTTTTCTTCTTTCTAGAATCAGCTTTGACATAGTCTTCTATTTCTTCAAGTTTACCCAACAATAAGAATCTTACGAACATATCTATAGGCCTGAAAAAGTAATTTCTTATATTCTCAGTGCCTAGATAATAATCGTATACGATAAAGAATTTTTTAATCTTTCCGTGTTTGAGAGATCTTTGAACAAGGTAATTCTTTACACATCTCTTGTGAAGTTCTACCATGTCCTTTTCCTGTTTTTCCATCTCCTTATCGGAGAATATTCGATAGTCCATAACCAAAATAAATATGGGACTG